AAACCGTAGATTTTAACGCCCGCCCCTACGCGCTGTTAGTAGCGCAACAAAAGGACGCCGCCGCCGCGCTATGGGATCACGCCGGTATTCGTGAAGGTTCTCAATTTGTTACAAACCTAATAACCGAAGGCGAAGGCCCTAACCCCCGGGCGTCTCGATCACTTACCCCCGGCGTTGTTGCCGTTATGCCAGCAGTACAGAGCGAACTATCCAAAATAATCGACCGGGTATCTGTCAAAATGAATACGAACCTAAAGATTGAGTACCGCTAATGGCTCTAAACATTCCAATTCTCTCGAGCCTAGACACTAAAGGTTTCGATAAAGCGACCCGCGAATTTGCAAAACTAGACGGCACATCGGCCAAAGCCGGCTACGCCATTAAAAAAGCTTTTTTACCAGCCGCCGCAGCTTTAGGCGCGCTAGGCGTTGCCGCTTTTGGCGCGGCTAAATTGGCAAGCGATTTTAACGAGGAAGTAAACAAAAGCCGAGTAATTTTTGGCGACGCGTCTACCGCTATTTTAGATTTTAGTAAAACGGCCGCAAACGCTCTAGGTCAATCACAAACCGAAGCCCTAAAAGCAACCGGCACTTTTGGCGGGCTAGGACAGGCAGCCGGGCTAACTGGCGATGATCTATCAACAATGGCAATTAAATTTACAACCCTTGCCACCGACCTAGCGTCATTTAACAACACAAGCCCCGAAGATGCCGTACTAGCTTTAGGCGCAGGCTTACGAGGCGAGGCCGAACCGCTACGCCGATTTAATATTTTGCTAGACGACGCGGCACTACGTACAAAGGCTTTAGAGCTAGGGCTAGTTAAAACAACTAAAGACGCATTAACGCCACAAAATAAAAGCCTTGCAGCTCAAGCGCTCATTTTAGAAAAGACGACGCTACAACAAGGCGATTTTGCTCGTACGTCAGACAGCGCGGCAAACAAACAAAAGATATTAACCGCACAAATTAAAGACGCTAAAAAAAACATAGGCGTAGGCTTTTTGCCCGTTATGGCTATTGCCGTAGGTTTGCTATCTAAGTTTGCCGAGTTTGCTAGCGACAACGCCCCGCTAATCGTAACTATGGGCGTAGTTATCGGCGGCTTAGCCGCTGCCATTGTTTTAGTTAATGGCGTTATGGCTGGCTTTAGCGCTATTGCCGCGATTACCACAGCGGCCAACATTGCACTAGCAACATCATTTACAGCCGTACAAGTAGCTACGGTAATTGGTATTGCTACCGCCGTAGCGGGGGCCGCGACCCTAGCCATATTGGCCAAGAAAATTAGCGGCAGCGTTAAAGCGAACAAAGACAATACGAGCGCCACCAAAACAGCGGCAGAAGCTCAAGCGCAATACGAAAAAATGCTTAAAGGTCTAGGCAGCACAACCGACGACAACACGACCAAAACAGATAAAAACACCGCAGCAACTAAAAAAGCCGACGAAGCTAAAAAGAAATTAGCCGACGCAGCCAAGAAACTAGCGGCCGAACTTGTGGTACTTAAAGACGCCTTACGCGACCAAATGGCTAAAGCGCTTGAGACTGCTAACGGCGTATTAGACGAAGCCGTAAAGAAATTTGACGCTTTTTCTAAAACGGTTTCCGACTCTGTTAAATCGTCTTTTAATTTTGGCAACGCTCAACAGACAGCGGCCGACAACTCTAAAGCCTTAGCCGACGCCGTAGAAAATGTAAGCGACGCACAAGCGGGCGTAGCAAAAGCCACCGCAAACGTGGCAAAAGCACAAGCCGCCTACGCTAAAGCCGCCAAAGGCGACGACCCCGAAAAAACAGCCGCAGCGTACGAGGATCTTAAAGACGCACGATTTGACCTAAACGAAGCAACTATAAAGCTAACCGCGTCAGAACAAAAGTTAGTAACGGCTCAAGCCACGCCGAAAACCTTTTTAGACAACCTAAAAGCCCAAGCCCAAAAGGTTAAAGACTTTGGCGTACTCATTAACCGCCTACTAGCTGCCGGGCTTTCAGAGTCGGCACTACAGCAAGTACTAGCCGCAGGCGTAGACGGCGGCACCCTGATAGCCGAAGAACTATTAGGCAGCGCCGGGGCAATTCTTGAGGCTAACGCTTTAACCGCGGACGTACAAACAATCGCAGACACCGTAGGCGAAAACAGCGCAAAGAAGTTTTACCAAGCAGGCGTAACCGCAGGCGTAAACCTAGTAGCAGGCATACAAGCCGTCGTAGACAACTACACAATTACCCTTAACGCTGCTAACACCGCAGGCGCGGTAGCAGGCCTTACAAGCGGTTTCACAAGCGCCGTAGGCGGCGTCACGGCTGGCGGCGGCCCTACTGCTGCACCCGTTCTAGATTTTTCTAATTTTGATTTTTCGGGTATTGACTTTTCGGGTATCGACTTTGGAAACTTTGGCATCGGCGGTTTAGCCACGCTTGCCGAAGGCGGCATAGTAACCCGCCCGACTCTTGCGATGATTGGCGAAGGCGGCGGCCCCGAAGCCGTCATACCTTTAGACCGTCTAGGCAGCATGGGCGGCGGCGATATAAATATCACCGTTTCAGCGGGTGTAATTTCATCGCCCGATCAGATAGGCCAGCAGCTCATCGAACTTATCCAACGCGCCCAACGCCGTAGCGGCACCGTGTTCGCGCCAGCATGACCGCGCCAGTAACTACCGTTAGCGTCGGATTTCCGACCACCGCAGGCTTCGGCAACGCAATACAATTAGACGGCCTAAACATTGCCCGCAACCAATTAGGCACCGGCACATTAGGCGGCACAGCTTTCGCCGACCTTACGCACCTTGTCGAGTCTGTAACCATCACACGCGGCCGCAACCGCCAACTAGACCAATTTAACGCCGGTACCGCAACCGTAGTATTTGACAACTCAACTCGCGTATTAGATCCACTAAACCAAAGTAGCCCCTACTGGCAAGGCGCACCCTATAACGCAACTGGCGTATTACCGCGAAACCCCATAGTAATTAGCAGTAACGGCATACCAATTTACACCGGGCTCATTACCGATTGGAATTTAGCCTACGACATACAACCAAACGGCGACCGCATGTACGCCCAATGTTCCGACGTTTTTACGGTGCTAGCTAATCAGGCACTAAACCAAGTAACGCCAGCCCGCGAGCTATCTAGTACCCGAGTAAATACGGTTCTTAATTATCCGGAAATTAACTACCAAGGCGCTCGAGCGATTGGCACCGGATCTAGCTTTTTAGGTGCCTACCAAATTGACCAAGACACCGAAGTACTTAACTATTTACAGCAAGTCACCACTAGCGAACAAGGATATTTATACGTTGCGGCTAACGGTACTCTAACTTTTAAGGGCCGTACAGCCGTTCTAAACCCCGTGTCCGGTGCCACATTTAACACCACCGGCACCGGTTTACCAATGCAAAGTATCGAAAACCAATTTGGCGACGAACTGTTATACAACTACATAATTACTCAAAGCCCCGCCGGCGCGGTACAAACCACAAGTAGCGCAACGTCAATAGCGGCATTTCAAACACAACAATACGCCTTAACAAATCTATTAAACGACACCGTAAGCGAAGTAGCCGGGCTAGGTAACTACCTACTCGGAAAATACAAAGACCCCGTATTACGGTTTACTGGCATTTCTACCGAACTAACGGCATTAGACGCAACTAACCAAAACATATGTTTAGCGCTCGATTTAACGAGCATTGCCACCGTGGTTATGTCCTACTCAACCGGCACGCCAGCAACAGTAACGCAAACCCTTATAGTTTCCGGCGTTTCTCACAACATCACCCCACAAAGCCACATTATTTCGTACACTTTTGAAAGTACCGACGGCAACCAATACTTAACCCTTAACGATGCAATCTTCGGAACGCTCGACAATAATCTTTTAAGTTTCTAAAGGAGACACACATTATGGCTATTCAAACATTTACAGCGGGGCAAATCCTGACGGCAGCACAAATGAACGCTTTGCAACAGCAGGCGGTGATGACGTTTACAACAGAAGCAGCGCGAGACGCTGCTTTGACTGCACCGACTGAGGGAATGGTTGCGTATTTGACAGCACCGACTGTACCAGCAGCGACAGGCACAGCCGCTTTCTTGCCGACTGGCATAACAACTATTTATAACGGCTCTGCATGGGTCTGCGTAACTGGTGTCGGTTGTATAGATACAACTTCACAAAGTACAACCAGCACGTCGTTTGTAGATCTTGCAACCGTAGATTCCGTTACTTTAAGCACAGGAACAAGGGCTTTAGTGTCATTTAGTGCTTTTGTTACTGCTGGCGGAACTGGTGCTTATTCTGTAGTAAGTGTTGCAGTATCTGGCGCTTCAACGATTGCTGCAGGTGCTGTGAATGCTTGTTTTATAGCGTCGCCAACTGGCTCTTATCAAGGTTCGCCAAGCCGTACAACGGTGATAAGCGGTCTTACAGCAGGCATTAACACATTTACATTAAAATATAGAGTTACTGCTAGCACAGGATTATTTGAAAACCGCGAAATATTTGTGCAAGGTATTCTATAATGCGAAAAAGCCTAGTTTTATTGGTGTTTTGTGCATCGCTCACCGCATGTAGCGATCGTGTACGCGTTAATTGCGAACGCGTAAAAAACAAAGCACTAAGCGCAATAACCGAAACAACAGTACAGATAGGCGGTGGCCGTTGTGGCTAAAAATAAATACACAAACGAAGAAATAAAGGCGCGGTTAGTTTTTATGGTCGGCGTCGGCTTAACGTGCTCATTTCTTTTTAGCGTTATTGCAATTTTGTACGGCTTGCTATTTGTCGTACAGCCGATGGAACAGGCACCCAATGACTCGGCCGGGTGGTCGGTGCTTTCTAGTATGTTGCTTACCCTTTCGGGCGGTTTAATTGGCTTGCTCGCTGGTAACGGCCTTAAAGACAAACAGCCACCGCCGACACCATGACACGCCCGTACCCCTATTACCCCGCGTACGACGGCGGTAAAGAAACCCCGGGCATACGCAAGCTGCTCGAGCTAATGACAAAACGGTACGGCACTAAATCGCTAGGCACGTATGTAGTCCGCAATATGAAAAACGGATCTAACCCCCCGCAGCTATCCGTACACGCGACCGGGGCGGCGCTCGACGCCCAATACAAAGACGAAACGCAAGCGCGCGCTATATGGGATTGGCTGCTAGGTAGTTCCATTATCGACGGTAAGATTGTGCAACATTCCGAGCGTCTCGGTTTAGTTGAGATCCATTGGTACGCCTACGGCGACTACGGTTGCGGCTGGCGCTGTTCGCGCGGTGAGGGCAAACGCGGGGTAAAGATTTTCACGGCCACCGACAACGCCGGCAGTTATTCAGGATCGCCGAAATGGCACCATATAGAATTGTCTAAAGAAATGGCCGCCGACGCTGCCAAATTTGAGGCAGCGTGGCGCAGTTTGCCTAAGCCGTAAGGCTTTTAGAGCATTGCCAACACACGGCTAGCGCGTTTCGCTAGGGTTTTCAACACCCGACGAAAGGCTAAAACAATGCCCAAAATACTTTTACTTCCACTACTGCTATGTACGTTTGCGGTGCCAGCGCGAGCAGCCGCCGCACCCGTTAAAGATTGCCCACAGTTTCATACACAATTAAAGGCACACGGCCTACCGCCTAAAATCTTTGGCCCGATCATGTACCGCGAGTCACGATGCAACCCCGCTAGCCGTTCCGTAGTCCGGCACAACGGCACCCGCGATCTTGGCGGCCTACAAATAAATAGCAGTTGGAAAACCGTAACAATGAACACATGCGGCGTAACTCGAGAGCAATACGCTAAAGCCTTATTGAAACTTGAGTGCAACCTTAAAGTAGCGTCCGTTTTATACAGCAACGGCAAAGGCTTAAACAACTGGCGCGCAACATCGGGCAAATGACACACGCCTTATCCATAATCTGTTATGGTAACTTCACCATTCCCGACGAGAGGTAACCCGACCATGACAAACCACAAACCCGGCTGGCAAATTGCTAGCCAATACAAACCGCTAACACTGTTAGCCCGTGACCTACGAAAGCACGCACAAACCCACGCGTTCGACGACGGCCAGCTAGTAGCCGACCTTTTAGCAGCTGCTAATAATCTCGACGTGTTTGCTATGGATCTCGAGCGCCGCATTAACGAGGCGGGACTATGAGCGCGCAACCGTCACTATTTGACCGCATCGTAATAGACATGCCAGCACAAGCCGAAGATACAGCCGAAGCCATGCGAAACGCTATACAGCGCTACAGGGCAGAACGGCCACCACTAGACGCCAATCACACGGTGCCGGGCAAAAACCCCGTTAGTCAAGACGCAGCGCGGCGAGCTTTAGGCAAATCAGGCGCAGCCCGTGTACGCATTTACAACATAATTAAAGACTCGACTAACGGCCTAACAGCGGACGAAACCCGCCGCCTAATCTCATTACCGTTTAACAGCGTGTCGGCCCGTATCTGTGACCTAGCCGCCGAAGGTTGGCTAATCGACTCGGGACGCCGCCGCATCACCTCTACAGGCGCTACAGCTACCGTATGGGTGGTTGCTAATGACTAATTGGCAGTTCTTTTGGGCCGTGTTCTTTGGTTGGACAATGCACAGCGCATGGGCAGCCATGCGACGTATGCAACGCGAAATAGAACGAGAAGAACTACGCAACAACCGCGACAAGTTCTACCGATGAGCGACAGCTACGACGGCGTACCCCGTTCACTAAAGAGTCAGAACAGCAAAACGGCGCGACAAGTGCGCTCGGTCGCTGTTTGGGTTACATGGGTTTTGGTATTGACGTTGGCATAGCGTCACAAAACGAAGTACGTACAGCACAAGCCAATAACCACCCAAGTACAGAGCCTATGAAGCCGGGTGAATACCGACCGCGTTACCCAAAGAACGACGAACCTACAGAACGTGCCGCCGTAGGATCTCGAGCAGCAGCGCCGGCATCGCCGCACTTCCCCCATGCCAACAGCGACAAGCCACGGGGGCTAGCAACAGACGCACAACTACGGCTATTAAACACAATGCTTACAGAGCGCGGCCTATTAGCGCCCCCCGCTGGTATTACGTTTACCGAAGCATCGGACGAAATCAGCCGCTTAAAGACAATACCGAAAGCTAAAGCGTGAAACTGTGCATAGCCGACCCGCCGTACTTGGGTAGGGCCGTACGATGGTATGGGGCGGGCGGTTGCGGTAACGGCAACGGGCAAGGACAAGCCGATAACCACCCCGAGGCTTACAAATGGGACAACCCCGAAACCCATAAAAATTTAGTGGCAGAGTTGAACGCCAACTATGACGGTTGGGCTATTGCGATGAGCGTACACAGCCTAAGCACGTACTTATCGGTCGTTGAAACCGATAGCCGTAACGGCATACGCGTAGTGGTATGGCACAAGCCGTCAGCGTTTCCAAGCGGCAGCAGAATAGCCAATAATTGGGAGCCAGTACTAATAAAAGTACCAAATGGTCGTAAAGGCCGTACTAATGATCTACAAATCACTAGTGACGTTTTGACGTGCTCACCGCTTAAATCTAATTTTGTTGGCGCTAAACCTTTGGAATGGACGCATTGGGTACTTGCCTTGATGGGACACCAAGACGGGGACGAAGTAACAGATTATTTCGTAGGTTCGGGCGCTGTCTCTCACGCGCTAGCTATACAAAGGCTGTTTTAATGCAGCTTTTGGCGTGGTACGCGCTGCTAATCTCAATCGGTATCGCATGTCTACAAGGCATACGCAAACCCTAAAAACATATAGACGCATAGACCTACACCGATTGCATGGTGACCGGTAACACACGGCAAGCGTGGGTAGACAAGCGCGCCCCATTTCATAGCTAAACAGCACGACCGCATGGCGTGAGGGTAAGACGCTTGAGCAGTAACTAATGGCGTCGTGAACCGCGACAATAAACAAAAGGTCGGGAGTGTGGCTAGGTGGCACCCACACGGGCAGGTATACCCGTACTAGGCTCGCTCATAAACTAAACAACCCGATAGGCCCCAATGACTACCCGACACGTTAAACAAACCCCACAACACCTACACGCGCACAGCTCGAGAGCAACCGCAGCGAAGCAAGGGCGGTAGCAATGCCACGCCAACATACAACGCAAGATAAAGCGTATGCAGCAGCGCGCAGAGAACTATTAGCAGATAACCCCCTATGTAATTGGGGTTGTGGACGCATGGCCACCGAGGCCGATCACATAGTGCCGTACGTGCTTGGTGGGTCAAATGACATTTCCAATTTAACCCCAAGTTGTAAGCCATGTAATGCGTCTAGGGGGGCTGTTCTCGGTAATCAGTTGCGTAAAGGACGACACGAAGCAATAGCAGCAGCCCAAGAGCAACCACTAAGCGCGGTCAAAAAGAAACGCCCAAAAGACAACAGTTATGTAACTAATAATAATAGCTCCGCAAACCCAAGCCCTGTAACGAGTTTTTTTACGCCCGAAAACCTTCCTGCCCCCG